ATTTAAGAATGCTTGCTTTTTAATAAAACTAGAAAGATGTTTTACGTGACTCACAAACTCTTTTAACGCTTTAATCTTACCTTCTTCAGGGTTAGTAGCGGAACCTTCACCATATGTCACCGGATAGAATTTACAAAGGTCTAAATACTCATCAATTAATTCTTTTTTAGACAATTGTTCTTCATCGGCTAAATCTCTATATTTTTCTAAATTTCTAACTAATTCTTCAGAATCAATACCATTATAATTTGTTACTATTAAATTGTAAACCGCTTCTTTCATAACTGAAGGTGTGTGACCTCTAGCCGTTACAATTGAAAATATTGACCCGTTATTAATCGCCTCAACAAAATCAGACCAAGCCGGACCAATATTAGCATTCATAGAATCAACTATGAAATTTTTATCACCTGTTGTTGAAAAATATCTAAATGGTAAATCTGCAAAACCAACAATTTGATGACCTTCATACTCGAAGGGTTCTTTACCAATATCCATTCTATATTCGGCAAAATCTTCAGTTGACATTGGTACTTCATTACCTTCGTCATCTTTTAATATTATTTTAGTCGGCATATACATTATATTGTCATCCCAATCAAACGCATAATATTTCATATCGGGGGTTCCGGTCTCATCAAGACCTTCTCTCAAATTGTTATATTTTTTCATATGTTATTTTAATAGGCTAAAAAACAAGCCGATATTATAAATACCGACTTGTTTTGTTTTTTTAGATATTCTCGAAAGAAGCTCCTGTTGGAGTGATATAGAATGTGATGTCTATAAATTCTAACGCTTTAGTTGGTTTGATATAAATCTTACCTGTCATTTGATTTCTATCTAAGTCAGCAGCATCTGAAGAAACTGTTACTCGGAAATCATATAGACCTCTATCTCTTCTGATTGAGTCTAAGATTGGATTAACCGCATCTAAGAAATCTTGTCTTACTTTTTGGTCGTTTTGTTCAAACAACAATCTCACTGAAACCGCTGAAATTAATTTACGAGCTTGTAATAACAATCTTCTAACGTTTATTCTATCTAACGCAGACTCTCTAACTTGTAGAGTTTTATTACCCCAAATAACTGTTCCCACATCTGAGAAAGTCGCGATAGGATTAAGTCTACCTTTGTATAGAACGTCTCTATCTTCTTGAGTTAATTTTTTACGTGCTTTGATAGCATTTACGATACCTCTTGTGTAACCTGCTGCCGCGAACCAAGGGAAAGCGATGTTATCTGTCAATGCCAAGTTTCTCGTCACCTCCGCAGTTGGTGGTAAGTAGATTTGTGTATTGTTAACACTATCTCTTGTTAATACCCAAGGGTAATAAGTTGCAGTGTAGTTAGAGTCGATTCCGGTAGTTTCTAAGTTATCAACCGCCTCTTGAGGGTAAATCATATCTAATTGGTCACCTGTTGTTGGTGTAAACATATTGTAATCTGGTGTTGTACAGATGTAAACTGAATCCGCTCTATCGTTTTCAACCATATCAATAGCACTTTCAACGATGTCTGAATGATTTACATAATCAATACCCGGTGTAACGAATACGTTAATATTAACCGCTTCAGGGTTTGAGAAAGTTCTTTGACCCAATAAGTAAGCGTAATAATCGGTGTTACCCCAATCTTGAGTATTATCACCAACCGTGATTTGTTTAAATGCTCCCCATCCTTTTGCTTCAGGGTATTTAACTGAAGGACAAGCACCTTTTAAATAACCAGGTCTACCTAATACGAATCTATCGGTATTTGTTCTTGATTCTCTATAAATGTCCCATCCATCAAAACCTCCTTGTACTATGAATGAGAATTTACGTGCGTAAAGTCTGTAGTATGGGTTAGATTCGTTTTGTGGGGGAGAACTAAAGTTATCTGAACCTACGAAGAACGCGGTTGTTGCACTTGTGATTGCTGATAATACATATTTATTTTCTTCTGTATTCCATTCTTTTTGGTAGAAAGTATTGTTAATTGTGATACCTGAAGCTCTGTTATCCATATGGAAACCTTTAGTTTTAGTGTCCCACAACGCTCCTGTACTTTGAGTACAAACATCCAATGGTAATTGTTTACCTTTGTAAGCCGTGAAATCAACATCATAACCAACAGTGTCAGAAACACCTAAATAAGTTCTACGAACATTATCACCATTACTTCTAATTGCGTCATCCGCACCTGAAGATAATCCGAATGGTGGGTTATAAATAACTTCACCTGGATAATCGTATTTAGTTTTATAAACAGGGAATGGTGAACGAACACCTGTATAAGTTCTTGTATCGTAACCTTCAAAACCACAAGGTAATGCGTCTATTGGTGCGTTTTCATTCAGTTCTAACATCACGTATTTAGAATTCAATTCGAATTCACCATCAGATGTACCGATTTTTTTCGCGATGAAGTTATTTTGATTAGCATCCATAGAACAATTAGTGAATTTCTCGATAACAACAGGAGCTGAATCAGAATCATAATAATCTCTAACTAATACATCAAAAGTTCCATTTCCAAATGAAATATTTGCAATTGATATTTTAACGTCAGTGTTTGCTGCGTCACCATCAGCGATTGTTGTGAATTTGAATAAACGATAAACTTCCGTTCCTCTTAATTCAGATACAACCCAAGGGGATGTTGGTGATTGGTATTTTTCTAAATAGAAACCTAATGATGTTGGGTCAGAACCTTGTCTTGCGTCAGGGTAAGCCTCAACTCTTGAACTTAAACCTCTAATAAATCCTTTTCTCCAAGCGTAATTTAATAAAGATTGATATTTTTCTTCTACGAATAAAGGAACTGAATTTCTATCTTTAGAGAAGTTAGTTGAACCTAATACTTTACTGATGTATTTTGAATCTGAATTAGATAATGATGTTTCAAATGAGTAAAGAGTTCCTGTTCTACCTGTTGCATTAATAACAAAACTCGAATATGGGTTTTTAGTTACACCTGAATAAACACCTGATGTGTTTAAAGTAACTTGAGTTAAACCTGAAACTTCATAAACCGCACCATCTTGACTTGAATAATCAGCCAAACCTCTTGAACGTAAAGTTGCAACAACTAAATCGTCGTAATCTAAGAATGGTTCACCATTTAAAACAAAGAATGTACCTATTAATGAACCTGAATAACAACTTGTAGTTGAACCAACGTTCATTGTACCTGTATCACCTGTAGTTGCAGGGTCACAAGGGTTATCGTTACTTACACATACTGTCCAATTTGTTGTAACTGATGAATCTTCAGAAACTAATTTGTAAGTTAAACAAGTTGTGAAATCATTTACACTTGTATCACTTATTTGAGTAACATTACTAATTGTTACGTCAGTAGTACAAGCACTAAAAGTTGAAATAATATTTGTTGTGTCAACATTACTTGGTAGATAAATGTAAATCGTATTATTATTATAATTTATATTACCATTCGTTGCGCCAATAGTTGATACATTAATAGTAGCGTTTAACGCTGAACCTACTTGTGCGATAGTGATAGTGTCACCAACAACATAACCTGTACCTGCTTGGTTAATCGTTACACCTGTAACGGTTCCTCCCGTACTTGTTGTTATATTTACGGTTAAACCAATACCCGAACCACCTGTTGTTGCAACATTAGATTGATTAGTGTAAGAAGTTCCTGACACTAAAGTACTATTATTTAAAGATAAAATATTACCATTAACATTGTAATCATAGAATGAAGCACAATTAGAAAGTGTTGACGTTATTGTTAATCCTGAAACATTAGTGTAAAAAGATGACCCCGTATATAATCCGCCACCTAAGTTATCAAACATTGCGTAATACCAAGCATCGTTTGCTGGTGCCAAATAATTAATAGTATCACCATTCATTGTGTCAGCTTGAAAAACGTTTGTTCTTCCTGTGTAACCTAATAATGTATTATCGTCGTAATAAACACCAGGAACTGCACCATAGTAATATACTGAAGTATCCTCTTTAGAGTTATCTAACATAATATCAAAAACTTGACTTCTCATTTTTGAGTCAATACTACTAACACTACCATCAAAATTTTCATAAGGTAGATTCAATCTATCTAAAAGTTCTTGAGGAACATTAGTTGTTGTGAAACCTATACTACTAGGACTATTTGTACAACCTGTAAATGGTATTTCAAAATCAACTTCATAATATTGAATACATTCTGACACACAATTTGCGG